GATGATATACCACTTGCAGTATTTCCAGTTGCGGCTGTTTGGCTACTTAATCCACCGCCCACAATAACTGCGCCAACAGCACTTGCTACGTTTTTAGAACCACCAACAACAACAGACCAATCCCCAGAAGCCACGTTCCTATTCGCAGCAGTACCAGCATCACCACCACCACCAATGAAACTATAAGCGCCTGTTGCTTGGTTGTTACCCCCTCCTACTACTACTCCGTGAGGAGTTAAGAAAGATAGGGTTGATGTTGATGAGCCTGATGCGTTTTTGCTGAGTGTCAGTGAAGTTCCTGAGATGGCGGCAACGTAAGTTTCAGAAGCAATACTTGTACCATTAATGTACTGGCCAACTTTAATGTTTGCGTTGGAAGCTGCAAGTGTTACGGTTGTTGTGCCGTTCATAGTCGCAGATTGGGTAGTTACCGCGGCATTTGCAGTTCCACTATTTGCATAACCTCCACCAATAAAGTTGTAAGTGCCAGTCGCTGCGTTTGAAACTCCACCAACAATACAAGCCGCAAGCGCAGTAACCGCATTTGCTTGACCACCTAATATTGCTCCAGCAAGACTACTTGCTGTATTTAATTGCCCAGAAAATATTGCGCTTTCAAAATTAGAAGCAATGTTTCCATATCCTCCACCAACAACAGAATATTGACCACTAGCAACTTGTGTTGCCGCGCTTCGAGCAGTCTGCCAATCAACAGCATTAGCACCCCTAGCGTTGATAGTTGTGCCGCCATCAGAGGCTTGGGCAACCAAAGCACCTGTACCCTTTGGTGTCAGGGCTAGGTCTATGTTGCCGTCTGTGCCGAGAGCTGCAAGAATAGGAGCAGAACCTGCAATGGATGGCGATACGTTTAAATAATTTGTTGCAGAAGAAACGTGGCCTATGCCGAAAGCAGTATTAGTTCCATTTCCACTAAAAGCAATGGATGAACCGCCTTTTGCGTTAATTTGCAATTGAACGGCGGCATCTGACCCTTGTGCTGAAATTATAGGTTTACCACCAGTAGCCGCACCCGTTACTTGTACGTAGTTAACAGCAGATGTGGTATTGGATACACGCATTTGTGTAGTTTCATTCGTACCATTTGTATTTAAATTGATACGTCCTGCGCCATTTGCTGCAATGTTTAAACTACTGTCTGTAGGGCCTACAGCAACAACTTGAGTATATCCATTATTACTTTGAATTTGAATAAAGCCGCTGTTGGTTGTAGTTTGCGTATTGACATCTCGTAAACGCAAAACTGGAGCATTATTCGATGCACTTGCTGGTGTATAAAAATCAAGCGACTGAATGCCAGCGCCGCCAAGAGAACGAATAATTGAAGTTGTTCCCACAGCGGCATAAGCAGCCGCACCCGACCCACCGCCACCCGAGAAGGTAATTGTTGGCTGCTCTACATAGCCCGAACCGGCAACAGAAATAGCAAGTGCGTTAACACCATACGAGTTTAGAGTAAAGGTTGCGCCCGTGCCCGTGCCACCCGTAACAGAAATTGGGTTTGTTGGAGCAACTGTATATATACCGCCAACAGTTGTAGTTGCGCCTGTAATAACCCCAGAAGACACTGTACTGACAGTTACTTGAGACGCAAGAGTAAATGTACCGCCAACAAACGTAAGTACATCACCAACTGTATACCCCGTACCACCACTTGTAATAGTTGCGGTTGTTACGTTGTTGGAAATGGTTGTAGTGCCAGAAGCAGTTGTACCGCCAGCCGTAGTGGGTGCAGATGCCGTCCAAGTTGGCGTCGATGTGTATCCACTACCCGTGTTTGTTCTAGAAACTCCAGTAACAGTACCGCCGTTAGAGACGTTCACCCCTGAGCTGCCAGCAGCCAAGTCGATTGCGCCTGTGTTTTTGGATTGCAACACCATTGAGATGTTGGTATCTGTGCCTTGGGCTTGAAGGGGTATAGCAATACCCGTTGCAGTTCCACCCGTTTGCAAATAATTTATTGCCGAACCGTTTGTTCCAATAAACACTTGTCTTGCGTTGTTCATCAAAAAGTCAAAACCCCCTGACGGACCTTTGGAACTTAAAATTAACCGTGAACTTGCATCACTACCTTGTGTTGAAATAGTTGGGTTACTACCAGTAGCCGCACCCGTTACTTGTACGTAGTTAACAGCAGATGCTGTGTGGGATACACGCATTTGGTCTACGCCCGTGCCCACACCATACGTGTTTGTAACAAACCGAACAGCTCCGGTACTTTTTGAGCTTATTACTACGTCAGTAGCCCCATCAAAACCGCCCGCCTGCAATATTACTGGGTTACCAGAACCGGATGCGTAAGTTTGAAGGTAGTTTGTGTTAGGTGAAGAACCAAAACTTGCTAACGCAAGAGCAGTTCCAAGCGCAGTTTGAAAATTTAATGCTGTTGTTACAGACTTAATTATAGGTAACGAACCAACACTGGCATAAGCAGCAGCACCACTACCACCACCTCCTGAGAAAGTGACTGTGGGTTGTTCTACGTAGCCAGAACCTGCTGTGCCAACTGCAAGTGTGTTTACACCATAATACGGGTTATATGTAAATCCAGTTCCTGTTCCACCAGTTACGGAAACAGGCGCTGTTGGCAGGGTTGTATATGGTGCAAAGTTGCCAGTCGTTACAGCCGTAACTACGCCGCTTGAAACTGCAGATACTATATAAGTTGCAGCAACACCCGTTGGTGTACCGCCAACCAAAGTAAGTGTGTCACCTACTGTATAGCCCGTGCCGCCCGTTTGAATGGTTCCACCGCTTGTATACATATCCGTAATGGATATAACAGCTTGAACGCCGCCAGCAGTAGTTGGAGCCGTAACAGCAGGTGTGGGTTTTGCCGTGTAAGCACCACCTGATCCTGTTTTGGTAACCGCAGTAACAGTACCACCGTTACTAATGTTCACGCCACCCTGTGCAGACAAATCAATAGCGCCTGTTGTGCCTTTGGATTGAATAGCAAGGGAAACAGCAGCATCGCTACCAAGCGACTGAAACTGGACAGCCTTACCTGTTGCGCCGCCTGTAATTTGTTCGTAGTTGGCAGAACCGCTACCACCGATCAGCGTGGTAAATGTGCCCGCAGCCGCAGTTGTACCGCCTACCGTTGTGCCGTCAATTGTGCCGCCTGTGATTGCGGCAGAAGTTTTCTCAACCTTATCTGTATTCAGATTTGTAAAGTTGGCATCCATCTCAGCATGAGATAGAGGCGTACCTTTAACAGCTCTTGTAACAATTGTTGACATAATTATGCTAATCTAATAATGGCGTTGGTTGCGTCAGCTGTTGGGAATTGCACAACAAAGTCTCCGTTGGTAGAGGTTTTGTCTCCACCAAAAGAAATTACAGCCACAGCATTCGTAGTACCAGTGCCGCTGTCAGTTGTTGTATTATAAATAAGAGCACCAGCAGCAGTGATTGTTGCGCTAGTCCATGTTACATCATTAAAGTCAATGAATGCCGTTGTGCCACTAGAAGTGGGATCGATGTTAGTTAGTGTTGAACCACCAGCAGTATAGCCAGTACCAACAACTTCACCAGAAGTCGTATAGTTTGTGGTAGCTGCCGATAAAGTGGCAGAAGAAGTGTATAGAGCGATCTTGAAGGTATGACCCGCCGACACGTTAAAGTCATGTTTACGTTCAAGTAGTTCTTTTTTGAAACTCGTACAAAGAGCAGAGGTAATAGCCATATTGTCTTTCGTAATAATGCATAAATAAGAAAAGGGAAGACCCTTGCGGAGCCTCCCCTTTATCTAATCAACTGCTAATTACAGTTGAGTACGGAGGACGGAAGCTGGACCAACTCGGTCTTGTGCGTCAACCAACAAGGCCCAAACACGCACAGAACCAGCAGACAAAGCGGTAGTTGATGCAGAGATCAACAAGTCCACGGTGTCAGCAGTGCCAGTGGCAATTGGATATGCAGTGGTAGAAGAGGTGCCATAAGTACCGACAGAAGTGGCAGCAGCAAGAGTTGCAGCGTTCACATAAGCAGTAGCCAAGATGCCAGTAACACCAACACTCATGGTGACATCGCCAGTGATGGCAGACAACACTTCATAGCCAGCAGCCAACACAACGGATTGTGCAGGAATCTGAACAGCTTCGATAACGTCAGCAGCAGCAAGGGCAGAACCCTTAGCAGTGGTGGCACTAGCAAAGTTGATGGTGTTTTCAACCATGTAAGGCATGTTACGCAGGCTACGGCTTGGCTGTGTAGCTGCACCGATAGCATTAGAGAGAGTAGTAATAGTTGCCATTTATGTTCTCCTTAAGCGGCGTTGTATTTAGCAGTGACAATTGCCTCTGGGCGCAAAATTTTACGACCATAGAGGTGCATACCACGCACGATGTCAGCAAAGCTGTCGGGATCACGATAGGTTTCAGTCTTGGTGATCTGTTGGGCAGCAGCCACAGCAGAGTCATGACCAGCAACAATCACGCCGTAGTTGGTGTTTTGGTTAGCAGTACCACTAGTACCAGCGCCAGTGCCAAGCTTAGGCAGGTTGTTAGAAACATACACACGGAAACCGTGGAGGTTATTCACCACCAAACCGTTTTGCAGGCCATCACCACCGAACAGGCTGTTCAACAGACGTGAGTCTTCGTCTTTCAGCATTTCAACAAACACTGGATCGACAACCAACCAACGACCATTGCTATCAACAAATTGTTGATCCAACAGACGGCCCATACGTGCAATCACCATCAAAGGCGAAGCAGTGGCAGTAGGCAAAGCGGTAGCACCGGGCAAACGAGCAGCCACAGGGATCGAATGATCGCCAGCAGAACCCGTAGTGATGTTACCAAAGTCACCCTTCTTCAACTTCATAGTGCTCAACAGTTCGTCACTGCCAGCGCTAGCAACAGCATTGGTGCCAGAGCCAGCGGTACGAGCAGTATCGGGGCTTGCATGCTTAACTGATTGACGGAAACCCGACAGATAACCCAACACGTCTTGGTCATACTGATCACGCAAGCGATAGGCTGCACGGTCAGATGCCATAGTCATGAAGTTCACATGGCTGTGAGCAGCTTCAATGTCATCAATCTTGAATGCGAAGTAGTTCGCTTGGTCAACGACCAAGGTGAAGTCTTCATCGTTCAGGTCTTGAGCAGTGATCTGAGTGCCACGAGAATAGTTTTGAACCGAAACTTCAGGTTCTTTGATGATTTTCACGCTGTCGCCCATGTTGGCAATTTCGCCAAAATAGTCGTTGTTGGTGATAGCTTCAGCAGTCGAAGACTTGCGGAAAGCAATTTGTACTTGCTTGGAATAGATTACTGGGCTAAAGTTACCATTAGGTAAGTTAGAGTAACCCGTTGCTTTTGGAAATGCCATGAAATTCTCCTATAGATATATAAGGCATATAATTAAATACGCTTCACATTTCCACAGAGGCTGACATTATTAGGTGTGATGTGCATATGACCGCCGCCAATGACACATCAGGCTGATAACGGAACAGGTTGTTCTGTTAGATTACTGTTTGCGTTACGAGTTTTTAGTTTTAAAAGTAGTGCGAGTAGGTTTAAAAACTAAAAAGACAAGAACAGATTGCTCCATTCTTGCCTAAAGTTATAACACTTTTTTAATATGTGTCAACTATTATCGTGCGCTACCGCTAATATCGTAAATAAATTTACCAGATTGCATAGATTTTTGAATAGCTTCTTGGTTCTTTTCATACCATTTATCCGAGTTTTTTGCAATTTGTGATTCAGAAAAAACTCCTTCATCACCAGAACTAGACGGAGCTGAAGACTCGCTGCGAACAGCAACGGACGTTGCAGCTTCCCTATCCTGACTCGTAGGCTTAGCTTTGTTCAAACCCATATCTGCTTTATATAAGTCAATGGCACGAGCTGCTGAAATGTGATCTGTATCATTCTCATACAATGCACTTTGAATCCATTTAGGCTGTTGTTCAACCCATTCGTGAAAAGCATCACTATCTCTAATTTTGGTAAAATCTGGATGGATCTTCATCAATTCCATTTCAGCTTTTTCAGCAGCTGTTTTTTGCTCACGCTCATCCAAACTTTTAAAACGTTGTTCAAACTCAGCAGTTTGTTCTTTAGCTTTCTTCATTGCAATTGTTTCAACAATACGAGCAACATCGGGATATTCATTTGCCCAAGCTGTAAGTTCTTCTTCGCTTTTAGGAAGTTTAATTTGATTTGATGTACTTTGCTCAAGCTGTGATTTTAGTTCATCAATTTGCTTTTGAAACTGCACTTCTTTTTGTTGAGTATGGCGGCGAAGATCACCATATCGTTTTTTAAAAGTTCGTTCTTCAGCATCTAAATTGGTATCGTCTTCTAAACTCTCTACTTTTTTATCTTCAGATGTGGGAGTTAAAAGTTGTTTTAGTTCTTCTTCTTCTTGCTTGATGCGATCATCATTAGCATTACGTTTACCGAAAGCAGAATAGGCTTTCACCTCTGCTTTTTGTTCCAAAGCGACCATTGTCATATTTACCTTTTAAGTTGGGGCTATCTGTTGCTGTCAATACAGGGAGAGAGGTAGCCAATAATGACGGGTTGTTATTAAGTGCTGTCCAGCCCGTCACTGGATAAAGCATTCTGATTATATATTACTTCTTACGTTTACGAGCTAGACCGCCTCTGGCATATTTCTTATCCTCTTCGGGAATAGGATGACGAGGTTCGTTATGTTCGATGAAAGGACTTTTACCACTATCAACTCTGCTCTTTGCCCATAACTCTGCTTTGTCATAAATTTCATTTGTAGGTTCTTTACCTGAAACTAAATGATCAATCTCACCTTTAGTTAGTGTAGGAACAAGCAACGGGTGTTCAATATTTTTACCTTTATATTCAAATTCAGATGAAAGTTCAGTAGACACATCGCCAGATGTATGTTTAATTTCACCAAAATATCCCTTGCCCTTTGGAGCATCGCCGCTGTGTCGTAATCCATAAGGGGCCAACCCACCACCTGCAAAGGCTGGTTTAACGACATCTTGTACAGGTTGCTGTACATCTTGTGCCATTTGCACAGGTTCAGCAACAGCTGGAGTTTCTTGTTTAGTAAAGCCCATTGGAATATCAATCACAGGATTGCCATTAACCAATGGTACATAAATCTTTTGACCAGACTCGTTCATATATGTGTCTGTTTTTGCAGCAGACTGATCAGCCATACCACCGACAGCAAAAGCTTTTTGAGTATTACCAGCATCAGCCAAAGCTGCGTCAACCTCTGACCCAAAGTCAGGGGCAGCAGCTTTGGTAGAAGTTGGTTCGCTTTGCAAAGCCTCTGGATTAGCAACCTCGTCAGCATTGCCCATCTGACCAATGTCATTCATCTTCTGCAAACCAATCTTGGCTTGATCACGCATTGACATAAGCTTTTGCAAACCAAAGAAGCGAACAACGTCAGCAGAAAAAACAAACTCACCTTCGCTGAGCTTAGCATCAATACCATCTTTTACTTCTTCTTTCAACGCACCGGGCGGCACAACATTCCCACTGGTAGGTTCAACTTGACCAGCTTGGTCCTTCATACCACCACCGTTAGCAAGCATATTAGTCATTTGTTGCATTGATTTCATCCTTCAGTTTCTTAAGCTGTCTTAGCTTTGTAATTGCGCCTTGCGCTTGAAATATTTCTTTAAGATCACTAGCCTGCTCAAGCTTACGCTGTTCACTCTCAATATTAAAATCAAGCATGTCACAGAAAGCTTTCCACTGATGTGAGTTCTGTACCAGTGGTTTTAATGGGGATAGAAAAAACTTGCTCATGCTGCTGATGGAGTTTGAGGAGGTTGACCTGCAGCATTGCCACTAAAGCCTTGCTCACCCGGCACAGGGGCTGCACCAACACCGATGTTGCCACCACCACCGCCACTCATGTCAGCAACGCTAGGAGGGGCTGCAACGCCTTGTGGGGGCTGTCCACCAGCAGCAGGTGCCGAAGGCTGTGGAGCCAGCATTGCTTGACGCATAGCCTCGTCCATGTTGTTAGTCACTTTGTCTGGGTCAAGGTCCATGCTCTTTGCAATTTCACGAATGATGTAGGGCATCTTAGCAAAAGGCATTAATGCAGGATTGGAAGCAATCTGCAAGAATTGCATAAGTCGTTGGCTTCTGACTTCGTTAGCCATCAAGCTTTCTGTACCACGAGCATTAACTTCCAAGTCGCCACGAATGGCTGGATCAAAATCAAACTGCATGTTAAAGTTGAAGAAAGCTTTACCAATTGGGCCAAGCAAATAGTCATCCAAGTTCTTTACAACAGTTTTAATACTACCAGCAGCAGCATTCATTAACATGCTAATACCACTGGATGTACGACCAACACCAGACACGCCCGTCTGACCATGAGAGAATGAGGCAATACCTGTAGACTCATCAGCAAGTTGTCGAGCTTTGTCAAACAGTTGCAAGTTTTCATTGGCTACGTTTGGAAACTTAGTACCAAACAAAGCCTGACCCGGAGCACCACCTTGTCTACGGAATATTTTACCGGGATAGACAGACAAGTCTTGACCCGGAACAAGGTTGGTTTCATCCACCTCAAATACAAGGTTGCCAGAAAGAACCGCATTGTCCACCGCCATACGCATGAAACCATTCATGAGGGTTTGAGTGTCGTCCATATTTTCAGCGACACCAACGCCTGCTAGGGAGTAGGGGTTTAATTCATAGGGGACCGCATAGTACGGTATCTTTGCTGGCTTAAATGGGTTAAGGACAAGGCGAATAACTTTACCATTACAAAACCAAATATTGCCTTGTAACTCGCCCATGTCTTCAAGTTCTTTAGGAATGACAATATCTTCGTCTTTCAACATATCAATGTCGATTGCTCCCCAATACTCCAAAACCTCAAAGCGCTCAATACCAAAGTTGGGGCGATAGTCTTTAAGGGTGTCTTCCCAATATTTTTTTGTATACTTTTCGCCTTCTGCAACAACTTGATCTATAACATTTTTGCGAAAGAACGGGCGACTCTTCAGCGAACGAAGTTGAGTCTTGCTCATCTTGTGACGCTGTATTACATACTGCACATTCTCTGTATTGTTGCCATCGGGATCCCAATAGAAATCCCAAATTGAAACATGCGATGCTTCAGGAATAGTTTTAATCTTTGGTTTATATTCACCAGTGTCTGTCCAATCTGGATATTCTTTGGTCGTTGCAAACGGACCCTTCATAACCCCTGTACCAAACAACGCCATTTCAAAAGCTGTAGAGCGAAGATGTTTAGTTGCACCAGACTCGTCCAACTGATCATGAATCTTCTTTTCCATTTTCTTAGCAGCCACCATAGCTGGACTAAATGTAGCAGAAGTTGGTGTAACACCCGGACCTTCTTTAAGGTTGGGCAAGTCCTTCAACTCATTCTTCATTGCACCAAGACGTTCTTCCAACTTTGCCAAGTCAAAGTCTTCAGGCTTCTCTAATGTATTAGGAGTTGCTTGTGGTTCTTTAGGATCGACATGAACATCTTCAACAACGCCTTCCGGCAACACTGTTGGGTCAATGGTTAGTGGAAATTTATTATTTGAGAACAACACTTCCAGTAACTGACCATACGCAGCAAGCGTTTTGGTCTTTGTCACCTTAATGAACACACGAGACTTTTCAGTTTCATTAAACTGTACGTCAGGACCATACAACCCACGGTAGTTGCGATAGGCACGAAGCCAGCGTTGTTCATCTGTACGCCGAGCTTCTTCAGAACGTGTAAAACGTCCTTCAATAAAACTAATGAGCGCACCACCACTAAAGGGATCAGTACCTTCCTTTGGAGCATCGTCCAAAGATAAACTTTTGTCACCCAATACTTGATTATCTGTAGCCATATTTTCCTTAATATCCAAAAACAGGGTCTGAAACCCTCATGCTTGAAGTTTTAGCAGATGCCGGATCGTAATCAAACAAACTACTGCGTGGGCGTGTCATAATGCCATAGCGAATAGCGTCATATAAGTGGTCAGCCCCCTTAGTATCAACATCTTCTGGATTCTTTTTATCCAAAGGTATGATGGGAAGCTGAGCAATTGTATTAACGCAGTTGCTTGTTATAACCATTCTAGGCATTTCTGTAAATGTATCAAGCTGCAAACGTCTATGCAACTCATTCTTACCAGAAATCCTACTTCCTGCACTTCTATCAGCAGGTCGCCAACGACAACCTTCCATAATCATCTGTTCTGCTAGCGAAGGACCAGTGTCACCACGCTTATGCCAACAACTGCTGTCCAATACACCATATCTAATAAGGCCATCGTTCTCTTCAGCCCTTAAGATCATGTGAGCCAAGTCTTTTGCTAACACTTTACTAACGTAAAGCTCACGATATATGATGAGTTGTTCACTAGGAGTTACAGCAAACCATACAACAGCTGAAAAACTACCATATCCGTAGTCACAAGCCCTAAACTTTGTCCAATTTTTAGGTATTTCAAAGCTATCGATGACATGTATGGCTCTATTAAACTCCGGAAAGGCAGCACCTTCAGCAACATCCCAGTTTCCTTCAAGCAATTGCTTACGTTGATGCTCTGGAAGAGACAACAACATGGTTTCGTAGTCACCGGATTCAGCCAAATAGGGGTTGTCTGTCAACATTGCAGGAATAAACCTACGCTTAAACAGTGGTTGCCCTTCCTTACTATGCCCTTTAGGGTATATTAAGGTTTGACTTGTCTCAATATCAGTGGCATAGAACGCCTTGCTAGGTGGAGAAGGGTCAATAAACATCTTCTTCACCCAAGCATGACCGGGTCCACCGGGGTTGGTGGTGGCTCTCATGTAAATTGGAAGGTCTGGAGCAGATGTACGCAAACGAGAACGCATGTAGTTCCACGCAAACGGCGTATGCCATTGTGTCAACTCATCAAAACCAATCCAGCTAAAGGCCAAACCTTGATAGCGAAGCACATCTTCATCTCTATCAAGGTATGACATCCAAAGCCTAGCACCCGAGGGGGCTTGCCATTGCATTTTTCTTTCGGACCATTTGATACCCGAATAAATCTTCGGATACATCTCTTGGCTTTTCCAAATTAGTTCTCTAAGTTCTTCTGTCGTGTGACGAAGAAGAAGCCCTGAAAATTGGGGATGACCCATATAACGTAAAGGATCAGCCAACATAGCATAACTTTTACCACCGCCTGCTGCACCACCATATAATACCTCTCGCTCACCAGCCGCCAGAAAGAATGTTTGTGGTCCCGCATTAGGTTTGAAAATAACATTCTGTAGTTCTTTGACAGGTTCAATTGATGTTTGGAGGATCTGTGGCTCTAATGGCTCTGTATTTATCGGAGTTGAAATAACTATTGCTGGCTTCGGAGCCAACTCTTTTTTCGTAGGCTTCCGCTTTTTCAAGGGCTTCTTTGTACCGCTCGGCAAGCTTGCGGTAAGTTGAAGACCGTCTTTTATAGGATTGCTCATCTTTAATTCGTTTGCTAAGACCTACATGTGAAATGTATCTGCCAGTTATTTTACTAAGCCAACGAGCAACATCTCTCAGGGAATATTGTTGCAAATGTTTCTTTGCCTTAGCAAGAGCCTCAAGTTCACTTGGTATAGGTTGAAGAAGGCTTTCATCTTCCTCATCCACTTTATATCCAAAGGGAACAGTACGACCAATTCGTGGAATGGCAACGTAGCTGTCAGTCTTCGGAGCTTGTGGCAATATCCAAGCACCAAGATCTCTAGTCATTTCAATCCTCTGATTTATCCTTCGCTGGCAAAATCATCACGCCATTGGTGCTTTCAACTTGAACCTTCTCTGTCTTTGTAAAGCCAGCACGATCTAACAAGTCTTTAGCAGCCACCATCTTCTCTTTAATACCAAGTTCAGTGGGATCGATTATACCACCAACCATAGCCATTGCTGCCCGTGGAGCATTCATTGCAATGTAGAGCTGTGTAGCATCAATGATTTCTTCTTTTAAATAGCTGGTTAGCTGACGAGTTGGATAGTTTTCAGAAAAGCCTGCCATCACTTTAGCACGAGCAGCACTACCGTTTGCTTCATTAAACAACACCTCAAGAAATTTCTTGTGTTGATCTGTAAGTTCTTTAGCCATGTTATTTCATCTTCTTTAATGTTACGGCTAGGCGAGCACGTTGGCCTTCTTTACCGGGAGCCTTAGCAGCCTTAGCCAGCATCTTTGCAGGAATGGTCTTGCCTTCTTTAACGCCCAACTCTTTACGAAGAGCACCGGGTTTCTTAATTGCTTCTTGAATCCATTTTTGTTTAGTAGCCATGTTTATTCCTTAGAGGGTGGATGTTGTATATGTTTCTGTAGCACGAACAGTAACTGTAATTGCTGATGCAGAGCTTGCCAAAGCCCTAATTAAATCGCCTTGATCAATTGCCAGCATGTCTGAAATTTGAACAACACCACCAGCATGTATAATTGTTCCACCTAATATTTTGGTATATTCGTTTGCTGTCTTATTCCACCATTCCATTGTTACCGTGATGGAAGCAGCGCTACTATTAGTGAGTAAAATGGAATCTACCGTAGCTTTAAAAGACGGTGGAGCTGTGTAGACATCTTGATTGCTGGTAGTCAGCAATGTAGCTACGGTTCTATTCTTTGTTGCAATTGCCATATTATGGATTTTTTATTAGCAATATGACAAACATAGAGGATGCAGAGTTGTTATTTGCACTACCAACAGCTCTAGCTTCAATACTTGTTTTTTCAGGAATCGGTATGGGATATTCAAAAACATAATCAATGCTTCCATTGTTAAGTGTAGTAATTGCTGCTGTACGTACAATGTTATCATTACCTATAGTAACGAGTCTACCCCGAATAGAAGTGCTACCCGACACTTGACCTGCAGAAAAAAGACCTTGCATTAAGTATGCAGTGTATCCAGCAGGAACTGTATAGTTGCCAGTAACTGTGCTATTGAAATCATATTTTATAACATTTAAAACAACAGCAGGAATGCCAGCAGTGACAACACCCGTGCCAATATAAATGTCACCAACAGCACTATTGGTAGAACCTGCTGTGGCTACATAAGCTGAGTTGATGTGTAGAAAACTTTGTGTTGTCGTAACAGCAGTTGTTCCGTTAAGAACTACTGTTTCTGTAATTTCAACATGATTGGCATCAAGACCATTGATGAAAATTGAACGAGCACCAGTACCAGCAGAAGTGTCACTAGCGCTTGTCGAACTAACTTTAACTACAACAGCAGAGGTTTGATGTGTCAATACACTTTGTAGAGGCCACACCGTCACTTCTGTTTGATCAACATCAGGAGAATACCCAAACACCGTAATGCTTCTAGCACCCGAAACTGCCCCTTGAGCAACCAATAGCTCATATGGAGAAGATGATGTTTGTGGGTAGCTACTTATCATTTCTTCTTCTTCATCCGTGAAGCTTCAGACAATGCAATGGCAATACCTTGTTTTGGATTGGTAACAACCTTACCACCCTTACCACTGTGCAGCGTACCAGTTTTAAACTCATGCATGACAGAACCAACCTTCTTAGTTTGTTTAGGTGTAAGCTTTTGTGAAGCCATACCCCCGTCAGCAAACTTAGTCTTCTTGATAGTGACATTCATTTTGAGAGCAGGACCACCCTTAGGTTGCCTATTACCCATTAGTTCTTTGTCACCGGGTTGACCAATAACAAAGCCAAACTCATGATCTTTAACACCATCCCATGTTGCGCCTTTAGCGACAGGTGAGCTTTTCTTTGTAGCCATGATTAACATTTCTTCTTAGACATGCCACCTTTGGCATATGCAGATACACCGCCCTTAGCCATCTTCTCTTCAGCCTTTTCTTTCTTCATAGGCTCTTTCTTTTCATGCTTCATCATCGCAGCTTTAGACTTATAAGTTTCCTTACCTTCAACAATTTTCTTCGTAGCCATAGTTTTTCCTTTAATAACACCGCCTTTGGCATAGCCAGAAGCTGCTTCTTCATATTGGTCTTGAAGCTTTCGCTTTTCACCAACCGACAAACTCTTGTCCTTAAACTTCTGAACAATCATTGCTAATGCCTCAGGGCGTGAAGCTTTAATTGGAATGTCCATATCATTTCTTCTTTGCAACAGGCTTCTTCATAGGAGCTTTGACAGGCATAGGCTTCTTCTTCAGCAACCCACCCTTAGCAAGCTTCTTCTGTGCCTCATACGCCTTAAGCTCAAGTGCATTAGCTTGATCCAACATCTGATTCCTAACATCCTGTGGAATGGATTTGTCATTAGCAGAAGCCCGTAGCTTCTCAATTTTCTGTGCGTCTGTACTTGTAGCCATATGTTTCCTTTATTACCATTTCACTTTATCAGCCCAATAAGCAGCTGACATTTTACCAATTGCAATGTTCTTCGCATGCCTAGCTTCAAAGCTCTTCTTACGAGCCTTCTCCGCATCTGTTGTTGGATGTGCTCCAGCACCTTTAACACCCTGCTGTCCAAACCTAATTAGTTTTACCACATCTCCTTCTTTAGCCAACACAACATGACTCTTTGTTGGATGCTTAGGCGTTGCCTTAGGAGCATTGTATCCGCTAAATGTTTCTCCGTGATATTCAATAGTCATATCTTTTTGTTCCTTTCCTATCTCTCCATCCTTCAGCTTTCATAGCTGCTTCAACTCTGTCTAAAGGAAAATAATACCCGGTACGCTTTTCTAAAGCAACCCTAACAAAATAAACATCTGAATGTGGGATGTGAACATTATCTAAAACTCCATTGTTCATAGCTATATAGATGTCAGAGACAACAGAATAAGGTTTATTATTTAACATCCCTTTAGATTCCAACTGTTCTCTTGTAGACAACAAACAAATATTCTTCTTTTTCATATTTTACTCTGTGTAAATATTCTATAGCATTCTATAGAATATTATAGAAATCTATAGCATTCTGTAAAGCTATAGACTTTATAGTTTATAGATAGTATAGAGTGCTATAGGGTTTCTATAAAGTATCTATGAATAGTAATAAGCAGTTTCTGTAGAACCCTATAGAACTATACAATCTTTATAGCCCCCCTACCCCCATAGAACGGAGTGTTACACATGTGTGTTGATGTTGTCAAGCTTTATTTTTGTTTATTTTCTATATGCATACTTATTGTTTAGTTTGTTGTATGAGTGGTGATATACTCTGTGTCGAGATGTTGCTTAAAAGCAAAGGGGTCTAGGAAGGCTTTAAAGGCATGATACAGCCGTTTTAATGACTTGGCAATAGCAACATAGCATGAGATGCTTTCAATGTGTTGTAGGCTGTTTAATTAGCATAGTGGTTTGAAAGACTGTGTAAATACATAGTGGTTAACAAAACCATTTTTCCTGATTTTTGTACTGGGCTATACACAAATAGCGCCCTACCCCCGGGTGGCCCACGCCTGCCCTTGCTTGCGCTCGGCGCAGCGCTGATGATGCGTCATGACGTAAATGATATGCAAGTGATAATGATATGCGTAAGTAATTAAACCGCATATGTAGAATTCCTTTAGGAATCAACAACTTAGCATCATTGGAAAACTGATTAGAAATCAGCAAATAATTAATTGGGGACAGATTAAAATGTCGTTTTAATGACTAACGGGTCATTAAGAGATGGTGGTATATCCACAGAGTTATCCACAGCCCTTTAAAAGTTATCCACAGCTTAATCAAAGTTATCCACAGCCTTCTAAAAGTTATCCACAGAGTTATCCACAACCTAATAAGATCTACGCAAGTTAAGTTGTTGGAAACAACTCAGCAAACAAAATAGCTAAGCAATCAAATAAACGACATAATTGTCGTTAAACCATCAAATAAGCGACAAAATGAACAATCGGCAAAAAGTCTTACACACCTTTAAAGATTTATATAAACAATTTATATGACAACTCCGTTGGCATCTTAAATTGTATAAATCTATAAAGATCTGCGTACATCACACCCGAAACTTCTTTTCTTAATTTACAGAGAAAGATTCCCTTCTTAGTTTACGAAGAAGGGAAGATCTTTCTCTTCTAAGTAAATTAAGAAAAGAAAATGAAAGGAAACCGACAATGCAAAAACTACTTGCCAAATACCGCTCCGAACCAAGCGACAAAAATGCTTTGAAGATCAAGGCATACTATGCAAAGCATCCCTTTGCTGGCTTGTTGCTAAGCAACGAAGATCAGGCTCTGGTTGCCAAGCTGGTCTACTAAGGGTAAACCCCTAGAAAATTGTTTAAAACCTCTGCTACAGTGGAGGCTCATTCAACGGCAATCTTGCCAAGTTCCTTAAGGAAACAAATCATGTTTAAGTCAAAATCGTTGCTCTCAGTGTCAGCCGATGCCAAAACGGTCAAAGGTGAAACCTTAGGTTTCTTAACTGGCATCCTCTACTTAGCACCAGCTAACACCACGAAGTGGAATGTCTGTAGCATGGCGAAAACCGCCAAGTGTGACGTTGCATGCTTATTCACCGCTGGACGGGGTGCAATGTCCAATGTGGCACTGGGCAGGATCAACAAGACAATCTGGTTCTTTGAAGAGCGAAACAGCTTCATGCAACAGCTTGCCAAAAATATTCGATCACTGAAAGTGAAAGCGAAAAACAAGGCTCTCGAATTGCTGATTCGTTTAAATGGTACAAGTGACATTCGTTGGGAAACCGTAGGTTTTACCGATGTTGACGGCACTGAATATGTAAACATATTTGCCGCTTTCCCTGAGGTTCAATTCTACGACTATACCAAGGATGCCAACCGTAAAGGTTTACCTTTAAATTACGATTTGACGTTCAGCTACAGTGGTGTTGAGGGTTTTCAACCCTTCGTTGAAATTGCTGTTGCAAAGGGTATGAGAATGGCTGTGGTTTTTCGTACCGAAAAAGAAATACCAATGACATTCCGTGGCATCCCTGTTGTCTCTGGAGACAACTCAGATGTTCGTCACCTTGATGATGACGGAGTCATTGTCGGTTTGTATGCTAAGGGTAAAGCGAAGCTTGATAACACTGGTTTCGTTGTCTAAAGCGTAGCTTTGATAGCCTTGCCTGAGACGGTGACATAGTCACCTTCTTGGAGAATGTTATCTAACATTGTGGTTGCATCGCTGTGAAGCGTAGCTTCCTTGCTCTTTAAAAATCTAATGCTAGTGTCGGTGAGGGTGTTTGCTTTAGCAAAGCATGCACCACTGCTATTGACTAGCCCAACCTGTACAGGGTGAATGTACAGGGCATCCTAGCATATGATGTTGATAATATGCATGAGAGACAAACCATTGTGGCACTGGGGTCGGTGTTAGACAGTGGGTTTCTGTGAAAGCTAAAACGTAGTTTTCACAGAAGCAATGTCGCTTCTCTTACCGAAGGTAAACATATGAAAATCATAGAATACGAAGACGGTTCCTATATTCGTCAGTGGCGTTGCACTTGCAACAATGTGATTGAGTCTGACAGCGGTGATGGGTCTGATGTGGAGTGTGACTGCGGTAGGTTGTTCAATGCCTTTGGTCAAGAGCTTTGCAGCCCTGATCAGTGGGGAAGTGAGTATTAAAATGCAACTCGTTGTTGAAATTAAAAACGTCTACGGTGTAGAACAGATCTACCCAGTATGCAACAAAGCAAAGCTTTTTGCTTCCATCGCTGGAACAAAAACACTCACTCACAAAGTGATGATTGACATTGCATCACTGGGTTACTTAGTAACCCTGAAGCAACCCACCTTGAACCAACAAATCTTGCAACGGATGCAAACTTCTTCCTGAAAGGAAACAAAATGCTTAAACGTATGACAGCCAAGTTCGATGGCAAATGTGCCATGAGCGGCTTCCCCATTTCCAAAGGTGATGACATTATGTATGACACTGTGAGCCGTAAGGCTTACATCATGGAACACGATGATGCCATGCCAATTGCAGCCCTTAGTCTTCCTGAAAGGAAACAATATGCCAATCAATGTAATGGATGAAATTGCCTTTGGCAGCTTTGCTCTGGATGTTGCCAGAGACTGTGCAAAATATGCAACCTCTGAATATTACAACGGTACGTTGTTTGTTGCTGGTTGCTCACCCCGTGAAGCATCGATGATGCAAACAGCGTTTGAATGCCAAGGCATCGGGGTTGTTGTCATCTCTGGTGCTGAATACAGCTTTGATTTTATTTAACTCTTCCTAAAGGAAACAAAATGCGATACAAATACATCGTCAATTTCCCCGACAGTCAAACACCTGTCGCCATCTTCAACACAATGAAAGCGGCAAGAGCACACTCTGAAAAGATCGTTGAAGATCAATTGTTTGATAAACAATTCTTTGACACCAAGGTGTACCTTCCAATGATCAAACGTCAACCCATCCGTTAGGAAACAACATGACACCCACTAAAGTGTTCGTCTACTTCAACCTGCACAAAAAATGCTTCAGCATTAAAGCCCTGCAAGGCCCGATGAAGGGCCGTGTCATTGCTCACCGTCATGATGTATTCATCTACGATGCTGTGTTCAAGGTGTCCGAAGCAGGCCGACAAAGGGTTCTTCGTGAGAAGAAAAAGAATGTTCATGCTGGTGTCTGTGGCACTTGGGATGAGCGTTCTTATGACCGTGTATCAATCGATAGCCTGTCCGTCATTGGTCAGCCTGTAATGTACAACCCATACAAGTATGACAGCTTTGTAGCTGTGGCGTCTGAGTTGCCTGTTAAAGCTGCTCGTCTTGCTGCTCTGGTTGTTGCCAGTGGCAGAGCTTCCATCCGTGTTTATTCCTGAAAGGAAATGTTATGAAAATACCAAACGTTGGTGACCAAGTGGTCCTATCCGAAAGTCCAACTGCCTGTGTTTACACAGTGTTTGAAACTTATTCGTCAAGCGGCAAAGTTTGGGCAGCACTGAGCTATGTCAATGACATTGGTCGAGTTGTCAAATGTGGCGGCATTGATGCTTCGTTGACAAGGCAACCTACTTCGCAACAATTGGAAAACAATACATGAACAACAAAACATTCACCGTCACCGTCTATTCAGACCCTGCTCATGCTTGGGCTAAGGTGAAGAGACAAGTGCTGCTTAACCTCGGCATTGCCGATAAGATTAGCCGCTACAGCTACCAACTACGTGACAACGTCTACCTTGAGGAAGACAACGACCTATACCTGCTACATCAAACGCTTGATGCACAGGGTGTTAGGCTCAAGTATGTAGAGAAGCACACAGACAGAGCTTCAAAGATTCGTTCGTATGAAAGGTATGAATATGGATTCTAAAATATTTGCAGTGACAATGCTGTTAGCATTGATTGTTGTTTTTCTTGACCTTTGTTTTTGGAGATATTCATTATGATAAGTGAACAAGATATTCGAGATTGGCATCATTTGAAACCAGCAAAGCTGTACGAGGTGAAGCCAAAGACATACATCAAGTATGTCAACACCATCCTATTCTTTGATCACTTAGACGGAGCTTACAGCTACTGCCTCACTCTTGACAACGAAGTGGTGCATCTGTCATTGTCTGCCCCTGTCACACCCTTGGAGCAACCCGAATGAGCTACACTGAGAAACGCTTCATGTTTCTCGGAAGGTTTTATATCTTCCGTCTACGGAAACACAAGAGCAGACCACTGGAGCGTGTCTCTGGTGCATGCTTCGGTGGCATACACTACCGCAAGCTGTCCCTGCTATGGGAACTCAACAAACCAAAGCGTAAGCTTTCCAACCACTTTGCTGGTCGATAAGGGAAAACCCCTATTCCCATCAGCTTTTTATTTGCCTTACAATGTAGGCTCAGTTTTTCGCAACCATCCACAAAGGAAACACCATGTCACATGTCATCTTCTCTCGCAATGCCGACAACTCTGTCCTGTCCAACAACCGCATTGCACAACTTGCACCAGCTGTATTCAGCACCACCCAACACGAACGTCTCACCAACCGTTATGTTGCACTGCACACTAGCGATGTGTTGCCTGTGATGGCAGACTACGGCTACTTCCCAACACAAGCTGCACAAAAGCGTAGCGTCAAGACCAACCCTGCCTTCTCACAGCACATGATTGCCTTTGCCAAAACAAATGACATTGGCACTGAGGGCAACGGCATGCGTCCTGAAATCATTCTTTACAACTCTCATGATGGGTCGGGTTCAGTGAAGTTGTTTGCTGGTGCGTTCCGTTTCATTTGCTCCAATGGTATTGTTGCTGGCGATGGCTTTAGCTCTCGCATCTATCACAGCAAATCGTTGCTGGCCTTTGAAGACATGTTGCGTAGCACTGTGGAAACTTTGCCCGCTTTGATGGGTAAGATTGACCGTTTGCGTTCCTTGTCTTTAGAGTCTGGGCAAATCCATGACATGGCAATTGCCGCTGTTGCTACCCGTTGGAAAGACTACACAGGTCAGGAAGACAAGGGCAGCTATGCTGTAGCACAGACAGTCAAGGATGTGATGAGTGCTCAACGCCTTGAGGACCGTGGCTATGATGCTTGGACGGTGTTCAACAAGATTCAAGAGAATGTGTTGCGTGGCAATGCGTTTGTTCGTTCGATCACTGCCGCTCACCCTGAAGGCACAATGCGTAAGGCACGAAGCCTTAGCTCCATCAAACAGCACGTCACCATCAACCAAGAGTTGTGGAACATTGCCGAAGAAATTACGGCTTAACTAAGAAGGGGCTTTGCCCCTTTCCCACAACACACAAAGACACAATGAAAAAAGATAACGCAATTGGTATGTTCATGGGGTTGTACATTGGCGATGCGCTTGGTGCACCCAACGAGTTCATACGACCCGATGAAATTAAAACACCTGTCACTGACATGATCGGTGGTGGTGTGCACGACACAGCCATTGGTGAATGGACAGATGACGGTGCTATGAGCAGCTGCATTGCCGATGCATACATCACAAAGCAAGGCTTTTCTCCCGATGAAATTGCTCTCAACTTCAAAACATGGCGCAAGTCTGGACACTTTGGCACTCGCAACTATGTCTTTGACATTGGTCGTACCTGCTCCAATTCCATTGATCGTATGACAATAGACCACCCCTATGCTGGTGGCACAGACCGTTATGCCAGTGGCAATGGATCTCTGATGCGTATTGCACCCATCATGCTAGCCAACCATGCTTGCATTCCTATGGCAATCGCCGAAGCTGTTGCTGTGTCGTTGATGACACATGGCAACAAAGACATTGTGCAATGTACAGCAGCCTTTGTCACCGAGACAATGATTGGTGAGATGACAAAAGACTTCAGCCATCTGCGACGCTTCAACACTCGTGAACCTAACACTACTGGCACAATTATGCATGCTTATGTTCAAGCATGGCGTAGTGTGTCGATGACTGATAGCTTTGAGGAAGCACTGGTTGACGCTGTCAACAGGGGCTATGACGCTGACACTGTAGGTGCAATCACTGGCATGCTAGCTGGTCGTAAATATGGATATGCAGCCATCCCCAAGCGTTGGGCCAGCAAGTTGGTTGAACATGACAAACTTATGGACATGGCTGAGAAACTTTATAAACTTGGAGGTGAAGAATGAAAGTTGAAATAGATGAGGATGCTGCGGATGCCATTGTTGTTGCAAGTCTGAAGCGACATCGCAAGTGGATTAAACCCAATTACAAAGACGTTCCTTTGTATGACGTAGATCCAAAGATAAATAAACAGATGACAAAAGAAGTGAAAGACGCCTTTGATAAGGTGCTTGAATATTATGGAGTGTACAAATGAATATCGAAGTTAAAAAGATATTACGCACGGTGTTGCCCTTTGTTTGTGGTTGCACCTTTGCATATGTTGTGATGAGTTTCATCATGTGGAACCGTGATCCATCAACATGGCTCATGTCCGACAGAATTTTCACTGTCATAATGAGTTGGGTTGTTGGAGCTATGCTTTACACACGCTTTGAATGGTCAAAGAAATATGACAACGTCTAGATATGTAATGCCTTCAGGCAATCTGTTTCGCTACAACCCACCATCAGATGCAGTGAAGGCTGGTGTTGTCAGTCGTAAAACATTCAGCACCTATGACGAAGCTATTCTCTATTCGCAAATGCAGAATGATGAACTGGACAAGTGGCGCAAAGAGCGTAGCCATCTGAAGTCTTTGACAACCAACGCCAATGTTGAAGACCTAGTGAAAAGCTATAAGCAAAACATTAGTTATCTTCAGCTGAATGAGAAGACACGCAAAGACTACGACTATTACATTGGTTGTTGGATGCAAAGCAGCGCAGCACCAACGCATAGATCGCTGATGTATGCAAAGCTTGAACACTTGAACACACCCATTTGCCAACGCATCTACGAAGAACATGCTTCACACAGCGTCAGCTTAGCCAATCATGCACTGGCTTGCTACCGTTTGCTGTTCAACTATGCCATACGTCATGGGTTCACACAGCACAACCCCTTCAGCAAGGTGCTTAGAAGGGCTGACAAGCCACGTAGAACTGTGTGGACTAGGCAAGACATCAAGACGTTCTTAGACACGGCGTATGGCTCGTTTAAATGGCGCAACGTAGGGCTAGTTGTGCAGATGGCACATGAATGGGGACAACGTTTAGGTGATATGCGCTTGTTGAAGTGGAGCAACTACAATATGGAGACAGGAGTGTTGTCGCTTGAACAGAGTAAGCGCAGGGCTAAGGTAACTTTGCCAACGTCTGCCTCGTTGCAGAAGATGTTGCAACAACAACATGCCGACTACGGTTGGCAAGAATACATAGCACCAAGTGATACGGCTGATGGGAAGGGTGGACTTAAGCCTTTCACTCCTGTCAGACTTGCCATCTTAGGTAGCGATGCGATGAAAGCTTCTGGACTACCATCAGACCTGAAGCTTATGGACATGAGGCGTACAGCCATTAGTGAAATGCTAGAGGTTGGTGTACCCATCACAAACATCATGTCAATATCAGGGCATGCTACGCCACAAAGCTTAGCTCCCTATTTAAAACACACTCTGAAGAGTGCAACACTGGCACAAGAAATGAGGCAAGCATTATGAACATTTGGCCTTTCCCACCCTATCCAAACCCACTAGACAAGGGCAACAAGCCCCCACGATTCAACCCAAACAACCATGAGGATGCACCGCTATGACATTAATGGATAAAGCCTGCTACGAGCGTGGCTGCATATGCTATGACAGCCAAGACCAAAACGAATTTGTTGAGGTAGT